TGTTTTTATTGCAGAATTCAAAGATTATTCTTTATCACAGGCAGAAAAGGATAGTGAATATCCAAGAAACCCGATACAGAAAGAATTTGAAGTAATTATAACAGAACAGAAACTTGCAAAAATTGAAAACATAATTGATGTATTACCACATCAAATAAACCCTTGTAAAATCTGCGAACACGCTAAAAATTGGTCTGGAGATTCTGCCGATTTTGATATGGAATATTGTTCTTCTTGTTGCTGGTATTATGACAGTTATTTTAAAATGGGGGTTATAAATGAAATATAAATTCAAGTGCGAAAAATGCGGGAAAGCCCAGGAAGTAGAAATTGCCATAAAAGATTATGACAAGGAAAAGGACAAACAAGAATGTTCCTGCGGTGGAAAATTAAAAAGGGTTATTGAGTGGAGCGGAATTGCTGAAAGTACAAATAAAAATGGTTGGTTTGGAAAATCTGACGGAAGCAATGCGATATAGGGGGGGGGAATATGAAACTTAGAAGAAAAACACACAAAGAACAAATCGCAGATTTAATGGTGACAATTGCAGAACGACAATTAGATATACTTAAATTGAAAGGCGAAAATGCAGAATTGAATTTCAAATTAAAGCAAGCAGTTAAAATATTAAAAGAGTGTGCAGAATATGAAGTTTTAACTTGCTATTCAGATATTCTGGAAGAAATAGAAACTTTTCTAAAAAAGTGTTGACAACATTATAATATAGTGTTAAGATAAAGTATAAATTAAGCAAGGGGGTACAAAAATGATTGTACATAATGAATTAGGGTTGCCACAGGCATTTATCAACGCATTAAATTTGGAAAAGCACAACGAAAAAGGTTGTTATTCTGCAACAACTCTTCTGAAAGGTGCTTGCGAAACAATTCTTGCCGACAGACATTTTGACGAAATTGAAATTGATGTTGCGGATTGTGTTTGGCAGATTTGGGGAACTGCGGTTCACTTGATTTTTGAAAAGGCAGGAATTGAAGGATTTACCGAAGAGAAATTCAGCGTACCTGTAAGTAATTCAAAGGTTACGGGCAGAGTAGATTTGTACGATCTGGAAAATGAAACAGTGTACGATTGGAAAACCGCTTCAACTTGGAAAGTACAATTTAATGATTTTGCAGATTGGGACAAACAGGGCTTAATCTATGCTTGGCTTATGAAGCAGAATGGCTTGAAGGTAAAAGAAATCAAGTTTGTAGCACTCTTGAAAGACCATAGCAAGAGCAAGGCGAGAAAGGATTTTGAATACCCACAGAAGCCGGTTGTAGTTCATACTGTAAAGGTTACAGAAGAAGCATTAAAAGAGATTGAAGCATTTATCAATATGAAGGTGCGACAGTTTGAAGTTGCCGAAACTCTGGTTGATGAAAAATTGACACCTTGTACAAAGGAAGAGCGATGGGCTACAGAAGATAAATGGGCAATTATGAAAGCGGGAAGAAAAACCGCCTTGAAAGTCTGCGAAAGCGAAGAAGAAGCAAATGAACTTTTGCCAAAGCTGGGCGGAACAAACATTGAATTCCGTGCGGGTTGTTCAAGACGTTGTGAAGATTACTGCAGTTGTAATACTTTCTGCCCGTTCTACAAAAAGACTTTAAGCAACAATTAAAAATAAAAAATTAAAAATAAGGGGTTGGGGAAGTTCCCCGCCCCGTTTTATTTTGGAGAATAGAGAATGCCCAGAAGAAAACACACAACGTATGTCGTAGAACATAAAAACGGCGAAAAAGAATTTTATAAAACAAAGAAAGAAATCTGCGATGTTTACGGAATAAACCTTGCGTGGGGCAATTACGCTTTAATTCATTATCCGCTTAGCATTAATGTTGGGGTAAATAAAGAAAACGGAAAAATAAAAGTTATCTGGATCAGATACAGAACTTGCAAAGATTGTGAAGATTATATGCTTGAAAGCAAGAATTGTTACAAAACGGAAAAATGTTTGTACAAACAAAAAAAAGTGTTGACAAGATAGTATAATAGTGTTAAGATGTAAATATCAAAAGCAAAGGGGGCTTTGATATGACAAAAGCAAACGCAATTAAAATGATTAAAGTAAAGACAAACAGAATGTTTAATTCTGATTTTAATTTCGACAGAGAATTTGCAGATTTAATGCAGTTTGAAAATTGGTGCGTTGATGATGCCAAGATTTTGACTTGGGCAGAGATTGACGCAATCGAAGCATAAATAAAAAGCGGGGGAAACCCCGCAGAAATAAATAGGGGGCTAAAAATGGAAATCAAGACAGGAACAAAAATCAAGGCTTTATTCAGAGCCGACTTTGATTTTGAATCAGAAGCAGACGGAATCAAACGTTGCGTGGGTTATGTAATCTGCAAAGATGTTGTATTAAGCGAAAATGGCAGTTATACATTCAGCGTGGATTCTGTTGTTCTGCAGAAGCTGATAGCGACAAGACCAGACTTTGAAAACATTGAAATGTTAGCAATCAAGAACTGCAAATTGTTTGATGATGAAGTTATCAATGTCGGAAGTCTTGCGGATCATCACGACTAAAACAAAGCCCCGAAAGGGGGCAAGGGGGCAGAAATATGGAATTAAAACAATTAAAAGGCTTTGTTGAATATCTTTTGCGGGAATATCCTGCACTTAGGGAAAATGATGATGTGCTTTATCTGGAAGTTTTGAGAAGAGTACACCCTTCTTGGAATAACGGAAGGATAACAACAAACATTGAAAATATGCCGATAGGCGAATTTTTTTCTGAAAGAAAAAATATGAAGTTGCCGAGCTTTGAAAGTGTGAGAAGAAGCAGAGCAAAAATAATGGAAGAACACCCGGAATTGAAACCATCAGAAAAGGTACAGAAGGGGCGGGAAGTCCAGAGAGAAAAATATTACGATATGGCAACAAATTGGAAAGACTTAAAACAACAAAGTTTTGATTTTTAAGTGTTGACAAACAAGTGTTATCGTGTTAAGATAAAGACATAGTAAAGCTAAGGGGGCTTGATTATGAGAACTTATATTTTTGAATGGGAAGAAAAGACAAATACAATTCTTCTTAAACCTACAACAAACAATAAAGGCGGATTGATTTACAGATTAACAAAAAAAGATTTCTGTACATTCGTTTTGGAAACTGCGGACAAAAAGATTGAAACATATCTTGAAGCTTGTCTTGAATATCTGAAAGACGAAATGGAAAAAGACGATTTTATATCGCTTGCAGGTTTTCTGTATTCGTGGGGACAGTATAACGGAGCAAGAATGTAATGAGATATACCATCAGGAAGAAAGGGGAAAAATATTATAAAAAGTTTAAGCCCTGCGGGGCAAAAATGATAGTTATAGCGTACTTGCTATTTACTTGGGGATATATTTTATTTGAAGTCATAAGGGGGTAAAAAAATGACTGATATTAATAGTGTTGTTTTGGTTGGTAGAATTACCAAAGATGTTGGAAGCGATGAACGTTCATTTTCTTATATTGGAAATGGAACTGCAAAAGCGGTTGTAAATATTGCAGTAAATCGTGGAGTAAAGAAGGGCGATAAATGGGAAGACGAAACTTCATTTTTTGATGTAACTATCTGGGGAAAAACTGCGGAGAACTTGAAACCGAGATTGACAAAGGGAACACAGATTACAGTTAGCGGTTATCTGAAGCAGGACAGATGGGAGAAGGACGGACAGAAACAGAGCCGGGTTCAGGTTGTTGCAGATATGGTTGAAGTACCGAATATTTCCAAAAAGGACGCAGACAAGGTTGCCGAAGCGTTTGGCGGTGAAGCCTTCCCGGAAGATAATCCATTTGGCAATTAAGGGGGAAGAAAATGGCTAGTACATTGAAGAACGGACAGAAGGACGGGGCAAGATTTAGTGTATATCTTCGCCCTTGTCAGTTGGAATGGTTGGACGCCCAGGCGGAAAAAATGGGTGTCAGTCGTTCAAAGTTTATCGAGTTGAAAACATTCCCGAAGGAATTGCAGTTACTGAAGGATAAAAAGGGAGCGAAGAAAAGAATGAGCAGTAAGGCGAAAAGGGCAAAGAAAAATGTTTTGAGCCACAATCGGGCGGTTGTCAGACATTTGCGGAATGGGTAAACGTGTGCAACTTTTCTGTAAGATTTAAGGTTGCAATAAGGATTTTAAGGGCTAAATTGTAAGGGGGCAAATAATGAGTATTTTTGAAAAATTGAATCAGGCAAGGCTTGAATTTCAAAATATGGGAGTGAAGAAAAGCGGAAAGAACAGTTATGCGGGATATACCTATTATGAACTTTCCGACATTATCCCGGCAATTAATAAACTTGCGGATAAATTGAAATTCTGTTGCGTTATTAATTTTACGAATGATTTGGCAAAGTTGGATTTCTGCGATCTCGAAAAAGACGAAAGAATAACATTCACAAGTCCTATGAGTTCTGCAAGTTTGAAAGGTGGGCAGGAAGTCCAGAACTTAGGTGCAGTCGAAACGTACATTAAAAGATATTTGTACCAAAATTGTTTTGAGATTGTGGAAGGTGATGCCCTTGATGCTACAATGAATCCTGCGGAATCACCGAACAAAGAAGTTGATGAACTGATTGAGAAGGTCAGAGCAAGAATGAATGTTTTTAATGACGCTCAATTAGATTATGCAAACAAGGCTATCAAAACAAGGAATCTTAAAATGCTTAAAGATTGCTTGAAATAATTTTATTGGCAAGTAGCCCGTTGGGTGAAAATAAATATTAGTCGTACTGCTTCGACACAAAATAAAGCGGAAAATAAAATAATCTGGCACTCTGGAATAGACGGAGAAAGTAGTAATAGATTAGATAAAAGCTAATTATGTATTCTGCGGAAGTCTTTTGAAAAGGTTCGTTGAAAGTTCAGAAGAAAGAAGCAGAAAGCCGAAGCCCTGGGCGGTTATCGTGATATGAAAGGAAAATTGACCCATTGTAATACCAATCAGTTTTTCGAGTAACGTACTAAATTGATAATAAGAAGGGCATTTTTTTAGGGGGCATAAATGAAAGTTTGTTGTTATGCAGAGCCAATGGAAAAAGGGCTATTTCTGCATTATCCGACAAAAGCGGTGAAAGCAGAAATAGAGCATTTATATCAGGGAGCAAAAGAAAAGTATAACGGATATATGACAGTAACCTTTGATAAGCCCTATAAATCAAGGAGTACAGGCCCAGGAAGCCAAAACAATTTATTCTGGAAATTGGTGCAGTATATCAGCAATGAAAATGGTGAAGAACCGAAAATAGTTGAACGTGATTTGAAAGTAAAGGCTATTGCAAAAGGTTATCCGTACCACGTTTCTAAAATTACAGGACAACCCGAACCGGAATCAATGACGAAAATTAATACAGTTGAAATGTCATATTTGATTGATACTGCCTACGAAGTTTGTGCATTTCTGGGGATTGTGCTTGAACCGGATTTGAAGAAGGAAGAAGCCCCGAAAATAAAAGACACTTATGCGAATGAGTATGATATATTTTAAGGTGATAGAATGACAGATAAACAGAGAGAACAAAGGGAAAGGGCTTATACAAGAAGCTGCGGAGTTTGCGAGATTTGCGGAAAACCGTTAAACAGTAATGCAATGCAAGGGGCACATAGAATAGGAAATACAATTACAAATAGAAACAAATATGGTTCTTTTTTTATAGATAGTAAATGGGATTTATTGTATACTTGTTCATTAGGATGTAATGCAAAGGCAGATGTAGGAAAATCTATAGGAAATCAATTAAGGGTTTTAGCAGAAATTTTGATAAAAGAAACTTCTGAAAGAATTGGAAAGATTGGATTAGATTATATTACAGATGTACTTTTAGCAGAGTATAAAAGAATGGGGTATGTTAATGAGTAGTATAGTTTATGAATTAGAAGGTCAAAGATTTGGAAAGTTGATAGTTTTAAAACGACTTGAAAAAATTAATCATCGTAGTAGATGGTTAGTAAAATGTGATTGCGGTAATGAATTTGGAGTTTATCAAGCTGGGTTGTTAGCGAAAAATAAACCTACTAGAATGTGTAAAAAATGTGCTAGGAAATTAGTAGGTGAAAAAAACTTAAATGATTTAACAGGGCAAAAGTTTGGTAAATGGACTGTTTTAAAAAGAGTTAAAGAAAATAGTAAAAGAGTAAAGTATTTATGTCGGTGTGAATGTGGGGCAGAGCATATTGTTTTAGGAACAACTTTGTCTAGCGGAGAGTCTACAAAATGTAAAAAATGTGGTTATAAATACGCAATTCATTATATTCATAATATGTCCAATACAAGACTTTATACAATTTGGGTTGATATGAAAAGCAGATGTAATAAAAATACTTCAAAAGTATATAAATATTATGGGGGTAAAGGTGTAAAAGTTTGTAATGAATGGAGTTCTGATTTTATGAACTTTTATAATTGGGCAATTACAAATGGTTATCAAGATCATTTAACTATTGATAGAATTGACGTAAATGGAAATTACGAACCTGCTAATTGTAGGTGGATAACTAAACAAGAACAAGCAAATAATAAAACAACAAATCATTTTATAACATATAATGGGGAAACTCATACTATAAAACAATGGAGTAATATAACAGGACTATCTCAAGAAGTTATATTTGGAAGGATAGTTCGTTATAAATGGGCTGTTGAAAGAGCATTAACAGAGCCATTAAATAAAAAATATGCTCGTAATAATAAACAAATGGGGGTTCAGGTATGAACGAAAATGAAGTTTTAAATTTAAAGTTTGGGGAAAGTGTAAGAACCGAAAATGGTGATAAATACACCAAAACTATTGGCGGTTGGATTTATCAGACATTTTCGGGGCAGGTTTGTTTCATTCCAGATGGAACTACCGAGAAAAACTCGGTAACTGAAAAAGCCGATAAAAAGGCAAAAGAAAAATAATTGCTTATCTGCCCTTGATGTGTTAAACTGATAGGGCAGAAGGGGGCGGAAATGAATCTTAATGAAGCAAGCCTGAAAGCCCTTGAAAATGCAGAAAAAAGGGGAATTCACGAAAACACGATGGAAGCATTAAAACATTGTGCGGGTGAAGTTCTGGAAGCGGTGGAGAGTTACACAAGATTTGTCTATTCACCAAAAGAAGAAACAGACAATTTTTGTGATGAACTTGCAGACATTGTAATTTGCGTATTATCTATTTCTGCAAAAGAAAATATTGATATTGAAAATGCGATTGCGAGAAAAATGCTGATAAACGAAGGAAGGGCGAAAAATGGTTTGTGTTAATAAATGGAATTCGGGTAAATATGAAATTTGGGAAATGGGGGAAGATTACGTCATTCTTAAAAGAGAAAATGGCGAAACTTTCAAGATAACAAGAAAAGAGTTTAATTTTAATTACAGGGTGGAAAAATGAAAATAATTATCGGTTTTATTTTATTTTTATTCGGCAGTTTCTGGTTATCAATAATTATATCCGTAGGGGTAGGAACTGCATTGAGATTATGGGAGAAACGAAAAGAAAACAGTTGAAAAAATAAACAATCAGATGTATAGTTCTGTTTGTGGGAAGTTATCAACCTACGGACAGAACCGATAAACAGTAAGAAGCCTTTTTGATGGGGATTGAATAACACTTTTATCGGTGGTGTTTTCGGGGTGATAGCCGACAGTCCTTGTCAAAAAGGTTTTTTTATTTGTTGACGGTAAGCAGAAGTGTAGACGGTAGGGCAGATAAAACACAAAAAGTTATTACTACGGGAACTATTCAAAGTAACGACACCTTGCGAAAGATGCGGTGTGAATAGCAATTATAACGAATTGAGAAAAGCGTCAAAATCGGAGTACGTTATTACACCCGATTGCCCGATGCGGTGAGAGCAACCGAAAAGGAATTGCGACAAAACCACAAAGAGCATTAAAGCAACTCTACACTTAATTGTGTAGGGGATTGCTATGCCCTTAACAGTTCAAGACCGAAAGGAATTAGAGATTGAGAACACACAGAAAGTGTGGTAAGATGTAGAAAGTAGCGTGAAGTTGCGTGAACAGGGGGAACGGAATGAACGAACAGAACTTAAAGCCATTCACAAAGGAAAACGCAAGAGAGATGCAGAAGAAATCAGTAGAAAAACGCAAGGAAAATAAGACAATGCGGGAAATCTATGAAGAAGTTATTGCAAATAAAAAGAATGAAATCGTGAAAGCCTTGAATAAAGGAATTGAAGAAGGAAACCTTGCCACACTCAAAGAACTAAGGGAAGGAACAGACGGAAACAAAATCAATCTATCTGGTACTGTCAAAACAGAAATGGAAACAACAGAAGATAGAATTAAACTGTTTGAAGAAATAGTCAATTCATAGTATAATACAGTTATGGCTAGGGAAAGCGAACCGAAAAGCACAATCCTAAGTGCCTGCCATAACTTTTTTATTTAGGATTCAAATTATAGGAGATTTGAGAAATGCAAACTTTTATTTGTCAACATTGCGGTGCAGAGTTACCGTTAGAAGCCTTCACGAGAAACAAATCCAAAAAATACGGAATAAATACTTGGTGTAAAAAATGCACAAGTGAATATAAAACAAAATACAGAGTAGAAAACGCAGAGAAAATCCGTGTAGCAAAACAGAAATGTTATCAAGCAAAGAAAGAACAGTATAGACAACATCATCGAGAAAACTATCTGAAAAACAGAGAGAAAATAATTGCACAATCTATAAAATGGTGCAAGGAGAATAAAGAGTGCAGAAACGCAAGCCAAAGAAAGCACAGGGCAGAAAACCTTGAATTATTTAGAGAAAAAGCCAGATTATACAGAGAAACTCATAAAGAACAGATAAGAAATTATGCAAGAAAAACAGCTTGGAATGTTCGACACCCTTATTGTAAAGAACTTGAAAAGGTAGAAAATTATGAACAGGCTAAAGCGGATAATTTTATTGGTTGGGATAGACATCACAGATTAGAAACTCATAATTCAGACGGCGAGAAAAGGCTTGTTGATTTGACTATTGAAGAACTTAAAGCCCTTGATATGTATTACAATAGACCGCCAGAAGAATTGATATGGTTGCGAAATTCAGAGCATACAAAATTACATTGGAAGTGCAAAAAATGATTAAAGGAAAATATAAAAGGGCTGAGCTAGTTATTCCACGAATTAGCAAAGAACAGTTTTTATCACTATCAGAAGAAAAACAGAAAGAGTATTTAAGACTTTTTCGGGAACAAGTGACACCAAAGTTTGAAAAGTGGAGAAATCCTGCACCTGTGAAAATCGGGGTAGGTGGTAGAGGGGCGGGTGCAAAGTCAGAATCAACCGCAAGCCTTTTAATTCAGTTTGCGGAGCACCCGTCTTATTTTGGCGAAAATATAAAAGTTATCTGCTTGCGTTCGGTTCAGAAGTCAATTAAAGATAGCTCATATTCTTTACTTTGCAGAAAGATTGAAGAACTTGGTTATACGGACTTTGAAATCACACAGAATTATATACGCAATAAAACAAATGGTTCTTACTTTACATTTAATGGACTGAATGATTTTACCAGTTCGCAGTTAAAGTCTTTGGATAACTATACTATAGCGTATATCGAAGAGTCTGACGGGGTAAGCCTTGAAGTGTGGGACACTCTGGAAGCGACAATCCGTAAAGAGTGGATTTACAAAGGGGAGAAAAGGCAGGCGGAGATATGGGCGGTATATAATCCTAATACCACAAATGACCCGATAACACAAAAGTTTGTCAGTAACCCTAAACCCGATTGGCTTATTACGAAGTGTAAACCTTTAACCGAAGATAATCCATTTTATCCCGATAACCTTTTAGAGAAATACGAAAACCTTATGGAGAGAGACCCGGACGAAGCGAAGCACGTTTATTTGGGATATCCTAGAAATAAGCAGACAAATGCAGTCTGGCTTGTTTCTGATGTAATGGACAGTACAGGGGAAGAAAGAAACACCGAAGAAGCCCAGGAAGGGGCAATAGAAATCGGAATAGACGTTGCGAGATTTGGCAATGATAATTCAGTTATCACCAAAAGAAAAGGTTTGTGTGTTTTAGATATTCAGAAAGTACACGGATATAATACACAAGAAGTTGCGGGGCTTGCGTGGGATATGGCAGAGAGAAATCCTGCAATCTTGATAAAAATTGATATAGGTTACAATCAGGGAGTTTACGACCTTCTGAATGAATGGGGTGCAAATGTTATCCCGGTCAATTTCGGGGGAAGGGCAGACAATCCAGAGGTTTACGCAAATTGTGCTTCTGAAATGATGTTTGAATTGCCATTAAAATCTATCTACATACCGAGTGAATATCTATCACAAACCTTGATTGAAGATTTGGCGGAAAGACAATATTTCTATAATTCCAAAGGACAGAAGCAGCTTGAACCGAAAGACAATCGAAGTGATACAACAAAGAGTTGTTTCAAGAATCGACATAACGGAAGGTCACCCGATGAAGGGGATAGCCTTTGCCTTGCGTTCTATGAAAAGCGAAATGATTGTTGTTATTAATTTTTTTACAAAAAAGTGTTGACATATAACACTAATAGTGTTAAGATAGAATTATCAAAGCTAAGGGGGCTTAATTATGAAAGAGAAAATGATACAGTATTTTGAAGGTTGCGGATTTTCAAGAGCAGAAGCAGAAAAGGAAACTGCAATTCACATTCGGGAAATCCAACGCAGAGAACTTCCAGATAGAATTACAGAAGAACAAGCCTGCAATTATTTTATGATGGATTTAATTTTTGAATAGGAAATAAAATGCGGGGGCAACCCCGCAGATATAAGGGGGCATAAAATGACAACTGAAGAAAAAATAAAAGCATATCTTGAAGAAAAGAAACTACAAGGGGGTAGAAAGTGATTATAGTTTACTTATCGGGAAAAATGACATTTGATGGATTTGAGGAGATAAAAGAAAAATGAAACTTAAAAGAATTTTATGGAAAATGAGAAATGATTTTCAAGGCGAATATGAATGTGAATTTTGCGGTGCAATCAAAACTGATAAAAGTGCAGATTCATATATGGATGCTTATTATTTTGACAATGTAATTCCAAATATGTTTTGTCCTAAATGTGGAAAGAACTCAAATGGTAAAATTAAGGAGATAAAAGAAAAGTGATTATAGTTTATTTATCGGGAAAAATGACAGGGCTTGCAGAAAGCGAGTACAAAGAGAATTTCAGAAATGCAGAAATGTTTTATCGGGCTTGCGGGTATGAAGTAGTAAACCCTTGCAATCTGTCTGAAATCGTATTGAAAAGAAAGCCGGATGCAAGTTATGAAGATTTTATGCGGGAAGATTTCAAGGCAATTAGTGGTTGTACACATATTGCACTTTTGGAAGGTTGGGAAAGTAGCCCAGGTGCGAGAATGGAGAAAGCAGAAGCGGAAAGATTGGGGCTTGAAATAATGTTTTATAAAATTATCGGGGGGAAGAAATGAAACATTTTTTTTCTTGCGTGGTTTTATGTCTGATTGTTATAATATTGTTATTCGGTGTAGAGGTTCTGACAAGGTGCAGAGATACCGAAATAAAATTACAGATTGTGGAATATGAGAAAGAGCAAGAAATAGAAGAACTGCGAAAAGAAATCAGATTGCTAAAAACTGATATTTCAATAATGCAGATAGGGTTTGAAAATGAATGAAGCACAAAGACAAAAAAGAAATTTCCGGGCAAGAAAAGTCTGGAAAGATTTTAAGGCAAAAAAGAAAAAGGAATGCGGAGGGCTTGATTTAATAACCTTACACAAACTTTCAAAGCGGTTTGAACTTCATCACGAAGATTTACGGGAAGAAAATTATGAAATCTTGAATGACAATTTTCTGCCCTGTAATAATCAGACCCACGAATTCATTCATTGGTTATGGCGATATTATGAGAATGACCCAGGAATTATTGACAGAATAAAATGGGAAATGATTAAAATGAAAGCGATCAATCAAGGGGGCGGAAATGGCTTATGTCAGAAAGAATATACCGAGGGGAGCGAAAAAGAGTGATAAAACAATTATGTGGTGTAATCAGATTGCAGAAGAATTAAAAAACGGAGATTGCTCAAGTTATGAACTGCAAAGAAAGTTCGGAATAAAAGAAAGCTTATTTCCATCACTTCTGGTACAGTTGACTTATATTGCACCAATTTACGATTATAAAGTGAACGGAAAATTGTATTTAGGGCTGATAAAAAAATAAAAAGGTTGCCAAAACCTTGCTTGTGGTGTATAAAATAAATTATACACAATAGGGGGTTTTGTACAATGGATTTAATTGACAAAATCAAGCGTAGATGGAGTGTAGCACCTAATCGGGCAAGTAGTGAAATGCCAAAGCTTTATGGAGATTCACCAAGGCTTGACCCTGTACGTTATATTGCAAAAACTTGTGCGAGTGAAGAATTAAAACTCTATCGAAAATCAGATTACAGAAAGAACGGGGAAAATGCGGAAGTTATCGGGGAACACGAATTATATGATTTGTTAGACCACCCTATTCCAACGTTTCCAGAAATTGACGGGTGGACTTTGCGATATATGACTTTTGCCTATGTCGATTTGGTTGGCGAATGTGGTTGGCTGAAAGTCAGAGACGGAAGAAAAATTATTGCATTACTTCCTATCCCGAAAGCGTGGATAATTGAAAAACCTACACTTGGAAATCATTTTTATTTAATCACACCTTATGGAAGTATGGGCGGAATTACATTGACAGTTCCTGCCGAAGATTTTATTTATTTTAAAGATGTAGACTTGAATGACCCTTACGGAAACGGAAAGGGAATGTCAGAAAGTATTGCGGACGAATTGGAAACGGACGAGTATGCAAGTAAATATCAAAAAAACTTTTTCTTCAATGACGCTACACCACCTTATATTGTTACAGGTTATCAGGGTAACGAACAGGGCGCGGATAAATTAAAACAGACCTTAAAACAAAAAATCGGTGGATTCAGGAAGGCGAGAGAACCTGCAATCTTGACGGGTGCAATGGACGTAAAGCCATTGGGAATATCACCAAAAGAATTGGATATGGTCCAGAGCCGAAAATTCTTGCGTGACGAATGTCTGCAACATTATCAGATTCCGCCAGAAGCATTCGGAATTATCGAGAACTCGAACAGAGCGACAATCGACAGTTCTTTATATCTTGCACAGAAAAATGTATTTGTACCGCGCCTTAGATTTTTTGAGCGTGTCTTAAACAATCAGTTATTAAATGAATATGACGATTTAATTTGTCGACACGATATTAAAATTATCGAAGACGATGAACTTAAATTGCGTATTTATCAATTCGGGGTGCAGAATGGTTGTATTACAAAGGAACAGTATTGCGAGCAGTTTGGAATAAATCCAAAACCCGAAGAAGGGCATTACATTGTTCCAATCGGACAGACAATAATTCCTGTGGGGGAAGAATTTGACCTTTCATCAATTCCACTTCCAGAGGAAGAAAAGCCAGAGCCAAAACCTGAAGAAGAACCGACAGAAGAAGAGCCAATTGTAACCGATGACGAGGATAAAAAAAAAGCCCTGAAAGGTAGTGCGGGGCGAGTTCTGAATCAGAAAAAACAGAGAGACGAATGGCGGGCGAAGATTTGGGATAACTTCGACACCAAAGCGAGAAACAATGAACCGATGTTTATTTCTGCAATAAAAAAGATTGCAAAAAAACAAGCGGGTGATATTCTTTCAAAGATTAAAGACCTTGAAGAAATAAACGATGCTACAATTAATAATTTGTGCAATGATTATTTCCAGAAAGAATGCAATGAAGCGGTGAAACGTGGGCTTGCTAAGTGTTGGCTTGATTCAATGCGATCTGGAAGGGAAAATGCGAAACTTGCACTGGAAGGAAAAAAGGACATAACAATCATTGACGAGATAACAATTACCAATGATATGTTTAATAAATGGGTTGAAAAATACGGACTTGCGAAAAGTACAGAATTGAATCAGACGACCAAAAAGGAATTGCTGAAGAAGTTGCGGAAAGTTCTTGCGGAAGGTGTAGATTCAAGTATGCCGAACCTTAAAAAAGAGTTGCAGAAGGCTGCCGAAGAAGTATTTAGCGAACTGTCAAATACGCGGGCTTTTTTGATTGCCAGAACGGAAACAGGGGCGAGCGTAAATGTAGGACAGGTTGCGACTTTCAAGGCAACGGGAATTGAAAAAAAAGAATGGATTTCTACCCTTGATGACAGGACAAGAGAAAGCCATTTACAGATGGACGGAGTAATTGCAGATATAGATTCTACATTTGAAGTTGAAAACCTTACAGATGGCGGAATTGATAATATGCTTTATCCTCTGGACCCGAACGGAAGTGCGGGAAATGTATGTTGCTGTAGGTGCACAATAGCGCCCGTAGTCTTTTAATAGGAGTGTGGAAAAATGAAAAAATCAATATTCAATGTAAAGGCAGAAGAGCTTGAAGAAAGAACAGTGCGATTCAAGATTTCAAGCGAAGTAGTAGACAGAGATGGCGACATTCTGATTGCGAAGGGTTGTAATTTTGACAACTTCAAAAAGAATCCGCAGTTTTTAGGATTTCACAATTACCACGAATACCCGCTTGGAATCCCGAAGAATTGGGGAGTAGAAGAAGGCGCGGTTTATTGTGATGTTTACTTCCCGACAATCGAAGAACTTTCTACAAATCCATCTGAAGCAAGCGAAAAAGCTAAACTCGTAGATTTTACTTATCATTGTTATAAGACAGGAATGCTTAATGCAGTTTCTGTTGGATTTATTGCGAACCTTGCAGAGCCGAATACTGCAACGGGTGGTTACATTGTGAAGGATTGGGAATTGCTTGAATTCTCTGCGGTTACAGTCCCGGCAAATCAGGACGCAATAGCCCAGGCGGTAAAGTCATTCGGTGATGAAAATGCAAAAGGTATGATTGACCCTATTGAGCGTATTAAAGTGCTTGAAGGACAGATTGCGGAATGTCATAAAACAATGAAAGAGCAGGCGGAAAAGTTGGAGAAAGTAAATAGCGAACTTGATGGCATTGTGCTTGATGATGAAAAAGAAATCACTTTTGAAGAAGAAGAAATAAACCTTGACGAAATAAACTAAGGGAATTAAACTAAAGTGCATAAAGGGTGGAAAGAATCCGCCTTTTTACATAAACGGAAGAACCGAATACAAATTAAAAGGAGTTGCGAAAATGACAACTAAAGTATTGGAAACTCTCATTGACGAGAGAAGCAAGAAACAGATTGAAGAAGCAAAGGCTTCTATTCTGTCAGAAATGGGCGGTGTGGCTAATGTTTCGGACGAGAAGAAATTCAAGGAAGCAGTAGAAAAAGCAGTTAGCAAAGTTCTTGAAGATAACAAGAAATCTCTGGAAGACAATGCAAATATGCTTTTGAACTTTGAAAAGGCAAATGCAGAAAATGCAATGAAGGGACTGAAGAAAGAAACTTCAACAACTGTTGTAAACGAAATGATTGGTTCATACCTTAAAGCTATGAGTGACAAGAATGCAATGAACGTAAAGCAGGTTACACCAGATGAAGCACTTGCAACTGCTAAAAAGCTTTATCCAAATTCAAAGGCATTGCACGCAGTACTCGGACAGAAGATTGCTACTGCAAACGTTCCTGCCGATGGTGGTTTTACTGTACCAATCGCATTCTCACCGGATTATATCAAGGCACTTTATGCAAATACAATCCTTGAAAAACTTGGTGTAAGAAAAGTACCTATGCCAAATGGAAACCTTTCTATTCCTAAAATGACTGCAAAGGCTTCAGCATATTGGATTGGTGAAGCACAGAAGATTACTCCGTCACAGGCTACTTATGGCGAAGTAAACTTGAAGGCTAAGAAGTTGGCTGCACTTACACCAATCGCTAACGACCTTCTCCGCTATAATGCAGTAGGCATTGATGGTTGGGTTGCCGATGACCTTATGAGAAATGCAAAGGTAGAACTTGACGATGCATTCTTGAATGGTGCAGGAACTGCACATACTCCACTCGGATTGAAGAACGTTAGCGGAGTTCAGACCTGGGCACCTGCAAGTGGAACTGCTTTGAGTGTAAAAACTCCAACAGGAATGCTTGCAAAGTTGAAGCAGGCTAATATCCCTATGGAAAACGTAAAATGGCTTTTCAACCCAATTGGCGAATCTTGGCTTGAAGATTTGGCATTTGCTTCTGGTCCTTTCGCATTCCCATCACTTGACGCAGGAAAACTCAAAGGTTACGACTTCATTGAATCTGCAACTGTTGGTTATGATTCAACAAACTCTAAGGCTGATTTCTGGGTTGGTGATTGGTCACAATTCCTCTGGGGTGTAGGCTACGATATTTCTGTTGAGATGTCGCGCGAAGGTACATTTGACGATGGAAACGGAAATCAGATTTCTGCATTCCAGAATGACCTTACACTCGTTCGCCTTATCACAGAACACGACTTCAACGTTCGCCACGCAGAAGCATTTGTAAAGGCAAGTCTTACACAGGCTTAAAAAAATAAGGGTGTGGGGAAGTTCCCCCGCCCTTTTTAATCTTGATTAAAGGAGAAACGAAAATGACACGTTCAAAACTTATTGACCAGGTAAAAATCATTGCAGATTGTAAAACTGCATTCGCAAAGGGAACTGCCGAAAATATGGTAATCGAAGCAGATGGCGCAGGAAAACTTCAGACAAGCGATACTTCAAGTGGAACATTTGCAGATTATGCAACTCTTAAAGATGGAGTAAACAACGTAAATATATCAGGCGCAAAGGCTTATCTCAAAGTTATCACTTCTACAAGTGCAGTCGGTGTACTTGGCGATTTTGCAGTAGACCCACAGGCATAAAAACAAGGGGCGGGAAACCGCCCTTTAATATAAGGGGGAAAGAAAATGGATAAAATTAAAGCATTTTTTAACAACAAGATTACAAAGACTGTAGAATTCATTCTGATTGCAATTTGTTGCGGTGGATTGATTTTTGCGGGTGTAACTGTTGAAGAAGTTGCGAAAGTTCCTGCACTTGTTGCAGGTATTCTTGGTGCTATTTCTGCACTTATTACTTTTATTACTTCGATTGTGAAGAAATAAGGAAAAGCGAAAATGATGTTAT